CCAAGTCATCGTTTTTTCAGTAGTAACTTCAAACGCCCCCAAATCATGAGAGATGAATTAGAACGCTGGAAACGCATCAAAGCGCAGTGTGAAAAGAGTATTGATGAGCACGGTGCCATCATTCAGGCAACAACTGACCGCGGTGCAGTAGTACTCCGCAAGCACCCAGCTCTGGATGCCTTAGTAAAGGCAGAGCGCAAGATTGCAGAACTTGAAAAGATTGTCGGCAGTGGACTTGACCTGGACTGAGAAGATAATAGAAAAGTACTGCGTACTCACAGAGGACGAACACGCAGGAAAGCCAGTGAAGCTCCTGGACTGGCAGAGGCACCTGATTCGCAATGGAGAAGGCAAGCGCATGATCTGGCTGGAGATTCCACGGAAGAATGGTAAGAGTGCCTTCATTGCCATGCTCGCCATTGCCCACATGCTGGAAGGATGGAAGAACAACAGTAACCCTCAGGTGGTCCTCGCAGCTGCCACCAGAGAGCAGGCAGGTATTCTGTTTGCGTATGTCCGCAACATGATCCTGTACAATCCAGAGCTCCAGAAAGTGCTTGAGCCATTCAGAAAAGAGATACGACTTAAAGGGCGTCCGGGCTTCCTCAAGACGCTTACCTCTGACGGAGGCTCCAACCACGGACTCAACCCCTCCCTGATCCTGGGAGATGAAATCCACGCCTGGAATGAGGTGAAGGGACCAGACCTGTGGGAAGCTCTGCGTACTTCTATGGCTGCGCGGGATAGCAAGATGGTCGCAATCACTACGGCAGGAGGAGCGTACAGCTTCGCACATAAGTGGCATGAGTATGCTGTCCGGGTGCAGGAGCAGCCTGAGATTGATCCCTCATGGCTTACCATCATCTACGGAGCCCAGGATCACGAGGATCCACATGATCCAAAGGTCTGGGCCAAGGCCAACCCATCTCTGGGTGTGACGGTCTCCATGCGTTATCTGGAGGAACTTTCTAACACAGCCAAGCATGACGAGCCCACGCTCCTCTCATTGCGTAAGCTCCACCTCAATCAATGGGCAGGATCTGCCCAGCCTTACATTGAGCTGGCCAAGTGGCTCAAATGCACAAACAAGAAGAAGGACATCAAGAACTGGAGATGTTTCCTCGGGGTTGACTTGGCAGCTGTGAATGACTTCACGGCCTATGCCATTCTCTTTTTTAATGGTGAGGAGTTCCACACTGTGCAGACCTACCAGATCACAGAGCACGGAATGAAGAAACGGAAAAACAAATACCCGAACCTCGTCCAGAACTGGATCAAGAATGGAAACCTTGAGATAGTCAAGGGAGAGGTCACCACTACAGCTCACCGCGTGGCCATGATTGAGAGGCTCATGGAGTCCTATCCAGTGGAGGGCATCTTCTTTGATCCATGGAATGCAGCGGAGACGGTGGACCACATGCGCCAGAGATACGGAAAGAACTTCTGTTTTGAGGTCCGGCAGTCAGCTCTTATGCTCAATGAGCCCATGAAGCTCTTGTACCGATCCGTAGTCACTGGCAACCTCACGCATGACGGCAACCCTGTCACCGCTTGGATGATTGCCAACACCAGCCTGATCGTGGACAAAAATGACAACTGGACATTCAGCAAGGATAAGGCCCCGGACCGCATTGACGGCACAGCTGCGATACTGACGGCATTGGCTGGCTTCGTACACAACGCCCAGACAGGATTGAGTGCATACGATCAGGATGATATTATTTTTGTTTAATTGGATTTTTTTTTGTAAACTTTGTCTAATACATGGCCAATATCTTTCAGCGCGTAATACGCAGCATTTCGGGAGTACAGAGCCCACGCCCCTGGCTCGTCAACTTGCTTGGCGGTACAGCCACCTCAGCAGGGGAGACAGTGAACAACATCAACGCGCCAAAGGTCGCGACTGTCTACGCATGTGTTTCCCTTGTCTCTGACACTATTGCCTCACTTCCTTTCCGACTATATCGGGAGACAGAGGAGGGGATGATCCTTCAGCCTGGTCTCATTGATGACATTGTGCGCAAGGCACCAAATGTCTATTACAATAGCTTTGACTTCAGAAAGGCCATGATGACCAACCTGCTCCTGCGTGGAAATGCCTATGTGCTCCCCATGCGTAACGGAGCAAGCCTGTCGGGCATGGAGCTGATTGACAATGATCATGTAACTGTTGACACCACAAGCGGAGAGCTGATCTATCAGCTTCGCCTGAATAACGGTGTGAACATGCGACTCCTCCCGGAGCAGATCATCCACCTTAAGCTGTGGACTATTGACGGCATCAATGGAGTCAGCCCCATTGCCTACGCAAAGGAAACCATTGGAACGAGCTTGGCAGCTACGAAGCACCTGGGCTCTTTCTATGGTCGCGGTGCTACACCCAAAGGAATCCTTCAGATCCAGGGCACCATCCGTGACGCTGACCGCGTCCGTCAGATTGGTCAGCAGTTTGATGAGCGGTATGCCGGAGCGAATGCTGGAGGCACCGCCATCCTCACGGAGGGAGCAGAATACAAGCCTGTGGCCTTGAGCAACCGTGAGAGCCAGTTCCTGGAGACACTGCGCTTCAGCGTGGAGGAGATCTGCCGACTCTACAAGGTACCTCCTCACAAGATTGGCCACATGGAAGGAGCTGGATATGCCAACAGCATTGAAGCCCAGAACGCTCAATTCGTGACGGACTGCATTCGCCCGATGGTGGAGATGATTGAGATGGAGTTTACAAATAAGCTCCTCTCTGGATCACGCAAGTTTAACCTGGACATGCGCGCGCTTATGCGCGGTGATATTATGACGCAGGTCCAGCGAAATGTATCTTATTGGAATATTGGTGTCATGTCAGCCAACGACATCCGCAAGGATGAAGGCATGGATCCGATCCTGGATCCGGAGGCAAATGAGTATAACAAGCCCATGCACATGGCATCTCAAAATGATGTAACAAATGGAGAACAAGGAAACACGGAGCCTGCCCCTGCCCAGTGATGGAGAAGGAAGAAATATCTCAGGATACGCAGCCAATTTTCAGCCGTATGACATGGGTAGCTTTAGGGAACAAATTGAGCCCTCAGCTTTTAGCAACCTGGACCAGTACGATATCCACGCCCTATTTAACCACGATTACGACCGAGTCCTGGCTCGCAGTAACCGAGGAAAGGGAACCCTGGATCTACAAGTAGACGATCAGGGCCTGCGATTTGCTTTTGAGCTTCCTGATACTTCCACAGGCAACGAGGTGCGAACCCTCGTCAGCCGTGGAGATGTGAGTCAGGCCTCTTGGGCTTTTACCGTTAAAAAAGAGGAGTGGAAAGATGTCCGCTCCGAGAAGCCCCTCCGTGTAATTAAGGAGGTAGGCGAAATCTTTGATATCTCATTGACTCCTCGCGGAGCCAACCCATCTACTTCCGTAGCTCTCCGCAGCTTGGAAGCAGCCATAAGTGAAACTATAGAACCCGAACAGCCGGAAGCTGTAATATCTGAAACCCCAGAAATGGAAAACAACGAAATCCATGAGGAGCGTGCTGCGAATTTCGTAGACGCATCCGCTGTGCAGGGTAAGCTCTCTAAATCAGAGCAGCGTAACCTCGCAAAATTCAACATTGTAAAAGCTTTGAACGAAGCTCGCAATGGTAAGCTCTCAGGCATTGAGGCTGAAATCAACCAGGAAGGTCTTTCTGAGCGTCGTCGCTTGGGCTTGGCTGATGGTGCTGACAACGCAATCCACATGCCTGAATTCGTCACTAAGCGCGCGCAAGTAGTCGGAACGGCTAACAAGGGCGGTGACTTAGTATTTGACGAGCCTGGCCAGTTTGTAGATTTCCTCTACCCCAACACTCCTCTTTTGCAGCAGGTTTCTGTATTTGAGAACTTGGTGGGTACGGTATCTTTCCCACGCCAGACCTCTGACTTCACGCTGAACTGGCAGACAGAGACAGGTGCTGACACTGCTCAGGACATCACCTTTGACACTGTTCAGATGTCTCCCAAGCGCGCTGTGATCACGGCCTCTATCTCAAACCAGCTTTTGAAGCAAGAGTACAGCCAAGGCATCCAGAGCCGTATTATCAACCAGCTAAACCTCTCTTTCAACAAAGGACTTGAGAACGCTGTATTGAATGGCACTGGATCATCAAACCAGCCCTCTGGCCTTTACACCTTGTTGAACGGTGGCTCACAGGAGCTTTCTTTTGCAGGTGCTATGACTTATGAGGATCTTGTTGCTATGGAAGCTCTCCTTGCTAATAATGACGCTCTTGCTGGAAATTTGGCCTACCTCACGCACCCCGCTGTGATGGCTAAATTGAAGACCACAAAGGTCGACTCTGGTTCTGGCCGTTTCTTGGTTGAGGGCATGATGTCTCCTGCTATGACTGCAAACGGTTACACCGCTTTGACCACGACTTTGAGCCCTATCAACGCTACTCCTACTCCTGATGAGTACAGCATTGCCTTCGGTAACTGGTCTGACCTTGCTGTTGGATTCTGGGGTGGTGCTTCATTGATTGTGAACCCTTACACTCAGATGAAATCTTCCATCACGGAGATCTATCTGGAGCGTTTCATGGACTGCGCTATCTTGCGTGATGAGTCCTTCGTAATGGCTCAAGATGTAACTGTCTAAACAATGGCTAACAGCATAACATACACGCCCCAGGCCATAAACCTGGATGAGATCAAAGCCTTCTGCCGTGTAGACGGTTCGGCTGACAATTCACTTCTCACCTTCCTCTATGAGGCAGCGTGTGAGGAGGCGTTAAGTTATGCCCATGTCATTGCTGGCAGTGCCACAATAACCGCAGACACAGTATGGGCGAGCTCTTATGAGCTCCCCTACTGGCCTGTGGGATCTATCACCTCTGTCCATGTTTATGTGGATGGAGTTTCAACAGAAGACACAGAGTATGAGCTCCTGGACGGAGTCATCACTCCAAGCATAGGATCCGAGGGAGAGCGCATGGTGATTGTGTACACCGCAGGCTTTGCAGCTATGCCAAAGGACCTCAAACACGCGATATATCAGCGCGTGAAATTCGGCTTTGACTTTGGGGATGATATGCCCTATGATAAGAGCCGTTTCTTTGACCGTATTGTGGGACGCTATCGCAGGAATTTTGCATGACCTTAGATCGCAGAGTCACACTATACGCACCCACTACCTCTCAAAACAATAGTGGGCAGGTGAAGCTCACATTTGTGAGCCAGGGAGATTTCTATGCCCAGGAGGTCATTCCTGGTCTGGAGGTCGCAGGCAGTGAGGCTTTTGTCAACGATCAGATCCAGAGCCAGTACATTGTAAACTGGAGATTGCGATACAATGCAAATATCTCAGCAGATTGGAAGCTGGGATACAACAGTCAGTACTTTGACATCATCTCCGTGGTCCCTGAAGGACGCAAAAGATATGTTTTGGTAAAGACAAAACTGCGCGACAATGGCACGCTCTAATGTCTACCTCCGCAGTCAGTCAGGACGCACAGAGAGCTTTGAGGAATTCCGTCAGCGTTTACGCAAGCTGGGTACCTCAGAGACCATGCGATTCCGTGAGGTCCGCAAGCTCTTACTGAAAGAGGCTCAGCCTCTGGTTACAGAAGCGCGGAATCTCGCCTATCAAGGCAGTGATGAACCCAAAGGCATCCGCATGAAATCGCGGTCCGCTCTTGGGGCTAAGTTTTACAACCTTTACGGCTCAATCAATAAGTGGGCAAACAAAGGAACGCAAAAGGCTTATGTTGTGGTGGGCCTTCGCGGTCAAAAGAAAGGTGGAGCCTATTACGCTATCTGGCAGCTCTTTGGAGGTACTTCCAAAGGATTCAAGCCAAAGGATTTCATTGGAGAAGCTGCTGACAGCACTGATGTGATGGAAAAAGCTCAGAAGATGATGCAGAGGCATATTCAAAAACGCATAAATTCGGTCTTGCGATGAATTACCTCCAGTACATTTTTGACGCGGTCAACACTTCAAGCACAGCCGATGTGTTTGCTATAGCTGCTCCGCAAGGGATCACAGATGACCACATTGTCATCCAGATCCAGAGCATTGATATCACCGAGAATAAGGACCTTGAGCCTCAGGAAAATATCAACGCCACGCTCTTTCTACACTTTGCCGATGCAGACGATGCCCAGGCAGAGCTCGCCACTATCCGCGACCTGATCAAGACAGATGTGGACTACCTCACCGCCACATTGGACGGTGTTCAGTTTTTTTATGACGATGTAAACCAGCGCATACTGCTGGCAGCTGACTTTTTATTCATTCTAAAACCATAATACTATGGCATCTATTTCTGGCGGAGAGATCCGCGTACTACTCTCCACGGACGGAGGAACGACTTACAAAGGCTTTGCATTGGAGAGTGACTGCTCATTCACAATGTCAGCCTCTACGCGCGAAATCACTTCAAAGGATGACGCAATTTACCAGAGCTTTGTCACCAGCGCAAAGAATTGGACCATCTCCGGCTCTGCTTTGTTCGGTGATGATGACGCCACAAAATGGAACCCAGACGATTTGTACGCTTCTCTGGGCTCAGAGGTAGACATCAAAATCACCCAGTGCGCTGCTGGCACCGTTACACCTGCAACTGGTGAACCGAAGATTGAAGGTGCTGCTATCTTGACCGAACTTTCTGGATCATTCCCAGATAAGGACAATTCCGTATTTACTTTCAGTCTTCAGGGAACTGGAGCTTGGACGGTAGGCACTAACTAATAAACCAAAGGGAAAATGGCACAGTTTAAATTAGGCGCAGCTCTCCTCTTTGAGGAGCTCACCGGAAAGAGTATGACAGAAATCGGTACGCCCAAAATGACGGACATGATTTACCTGATCTACGCACAGGAATACTGGGATAAGGATGACCGGCCCAGCTTTGACGAATTCAAGAAAGAGATATCTAAAAAGGATGTCTCCGAAATCAGTAGTGCCTTGAACGGCCCTTTTTCCCCGAAGGGGGCCCGGTAGAAATACTGGGCCTCCTGATCGGGAGGCTGGGAGTAAGTAAGGCAGACGCATTGAGTTTGACAAAACGAGAGTTTGAAGCTGTGCTCAAACACGGCTTTGAAAAGGAGAAAGAGGACTGGAAGCGATCCAGGTGGATGGCTGCAGTCATGGTGAATATCAGCGGGAAAAGTGTGAAGCACGCAATCAAACCCAGCGAGCTTCTGCGCTTCCCAGATGAAAAGAAACAGAATAACGGATTCAGCGAATTCCTGAAAGCACATGGCGCAAGATATAAGGAGTAAGGTCATTCTGGGAATGGATGTGAATGAGTTCCGCAGGGGTATTACTCAGGTGGACAGCTCTATCAAAGGCATCTCAAAACAATTCCAGAACCTTGGCGGTCTTATTGGTGCCACCTTTGTGGCGGGAAAAATTGCCGACTTTACGAAGGAGGCTATCAGGCTGGGATCCGAGATGGAAGGTGTGGCCCAAGGCTTTCAACGCTTTGGATCAGAAGCTGAGCTCCAAGGGCTGAGAAAAGCCACCAGAGGATTGGTGACGGATCTGGAGCTCATGAAGCAGACCGTCATGGCTGGGAACTTTGGCATCCCTGTCCAGGAACTTGGCCAGCTCTTAGAGTTCGCCTCACGCAGAGCTAAGGAAACAGGCCAAAGTGTTGATTACCTGGTCAACAGTATTGTGACAGGTATTGGACGAAAGAGCACGCTGATCCTGGACAATTTGGGCATCTCTGCTGTGCGATTGAAACAGGAATTCAATGGCGCAGCCTTAGAGGCTCAGAACATTGGAGATGTCACAGCTGCCGTCAGCCGTATTGCAGCGGAGGAACTTGGCAAGATGGGCGAACCCATTGACACAGCCACAGATAAGCTCCTGCGCCTAAGTACTGCCTGGGATAATTTCCTGGCCAAGATTGGCGGACCTATTGCAGGAGAAGCTGCCAATATTCTGGAGAAATTCATGGATGTCATTCCAACAGGAGAGGCTGGAGGACTTTCCAGAGCCATCCGAGGGTATGACCAGATGCTTGGAACTGGGGCAACAATGCCCTCCTTCGCAGATTTCTCACGCACCCAGGCACAGGGTATTTTTGGAGCTTTCCCTGTCTCTGCTACGCCTATACAAACGCCTGAGGAACTTGCAGAGATTGCCAAAAAACGCGCAGAGCGTGAAGCAGCTGTCCGCAAAGAATATGAGCTTCAGTGGGAGGTCATGCAGAATCAAATCTCTCTTTATGAGCAGATGCAGACGCAGATGGAGGAAACCTTCAAAAGTGATCTGATTGCAGGCTTCACCAACTTACAGCTGGAGCAGATTGACATGCTGGAGGGAGAGATGGTGCCAATCCTGGACAAAGTGAAGGAACGCTTTGACACCATCAACTTCATTGGCCAGCAGTTTGGTCAGATCATGAACCAGTCATTCACCGCAGCTCTGGAGAGTGGGCAGAGTTTCTTTGAGGTCCTGAGCAAGGCTCTCAAGGCTTATGTCCAGCAGATGGTCGCAGCTGTGGCTGCCACTACCGCCTTAGCTGTGGTGAGTTCGGCATTCACTGGAGGCTCATTTCTTTCCGCATTCGGGAAGCTTGGATCCTCCACAGGCTTAGCTTCTTTCTTTGGAGGCCAGGAGACATTTGAGGCACGCGTCAAAGGCTTGGATTTGATCCTGGCCAATGGACGCGCAAACAGAACCAGCTCAATCATCAACGGCAACTGATGGCAATACAACTATTTGCCTACGCCCAGAGTAAGGGATACGATGTGAAGATTTACGCAGACACCACTGCGGTATCTTACACGCCCTTTGAGTTTAGTGTGGCGGATTGGAAGGTCACCTATGACTCCCAGGATCTATATCGCCCCGGAATATTGGCTTCCCGCCTTGAGGTCACTGCACCCATAACGCAGGGAACACTCACCCAAAACTTGGAGACAGTGCTCCAGGATGGGGATGGCATTTTTTACATGGAGCTTTCAAAGGACATGGCAGATCTGTGGAAAGGATACGCCACACCTTCAGCTGGAAGCATTGAGGTGATCAATGGGCAGAGATTCATCTCCCTGGTCGCAGGGGATGGATTCCAGCTGTTGAACATTCCCTCAGACGCTTACACATACACAGGCACCAAAGCCTTCACGGATCAGATTGCAGACATCTTTGAACGCCTGAACATGTGGCGCGTGTTCAACGGCTTTCTGGTCTCAAAGGACCTCACCAGGATCTTCAACAGCTCAGGCTCTTATGACAGCCTATTCCTGTGTGGAACACGGCACAATGGCGTGTACAATACTGGGACCAGCTTCCGCTCCTTTAGAGAGGTATTGGAGGGCATTTGCGCAGCTTTCTCCCTTCAGATGTATCAGGACAAGGGATACATCATTTTCCGCGATTTCACGAAGCCTGAGAGCTCTTTCAATGTTTACGACACAGATGGCTCCTACTTGGCGAATGTGAACTATTCAGGAAGCCAGACGATGAATGTGATTTCTGGAGGAACGAAGATGTACCAACCTCCTCTGCGTTTGACGGATATCCGTTTCATGTATGAGAATGAGCCATACCAGAATATCCAGGACACATACAGACGCACCATTCACTACACATACAATTCTGTGGATGGAACTTACACTCTGAACAACTATGTGGATCTGGGTACTTTCTTTGCGGATGGCGTGGCTCATATTGACTATGACATGGATATTAAAGTGGATTATGAAATTCCAGCAGGATACAATGACACGGTCCAGTGGGAAATCAAAATGTACTTTTTCCTGGGTGATTATACCACAGACGGCACTACCTGGAACAATACCACGGTGCAATCTGTTACCTTAAAAATAAACGACAATCCCAGCGGAGATCCAGGTGGACCAGTGCCTGGCTCTTTCGTTTACAGTACCAACAACCAACACCTTCCCACCGTTCCATCCATTGGAGCCGTGAGCTTGGGCCTTTATGTGGAGGTGACTCAGTTTTCTGGTGATCCTTTAGATAGTATTCAGCCAGCTGAGGCAAAGTGGGAGATTGTCCAGCACGGAGCTACCAGCCCTTACCGAGGATATCGGGCAGACAATAGTCGGAGGAAGCTTGGGGAGGATGTGACATACACCACCTATTTCGGAGACCTCTCCAACTTTGGAGGATCTACACCAGCGGACCAGCAGATTGTGTACATGGGCACAGGTCAGAACACAAGCATCTGGCCAAGCACTTGGCTGGAGACATTGCCCAATGGAACCCTGAACAGCAACAACCTCCTCCAGATCACAGCCAACCGCATAGCACAGCGCAGAAGCGTACCTCTGGAGTACTATGAGCTGGACCTTCATGAAACCTCACAGGTGACACATATCGGATCCTGGAATTCTGTGGATTATTTCCCGGTGAATATTGAGTACAGTCACAACGGAAGCCGGGTGACCTATGCACGGATATCTAACTTGAATATTTTTTCTGATCCCTTGAGATATGATTCAGAATTATAAACTGCCGTTAAACCTTTTCCTGCACATTGTAGTGTGGGAATCCTTCTACAAAACAAACAAGTGGGAGGAATTAACCTTTGTTTGGTCTTATGAATAACGCCCAATTTTTAGTAATTTTTACCTACGGAGGTGATGGTCAGGGAAATGACTTTGCCTACACCGTTTGGAATTTGTCTAACTTTGTTTATAACGAAATAAATACAACCTGGAACTGATGGGAAGCACACTAACAAACACCCAGCCAAAAGACACCTACAAAAGTCTTTTAAAAACCAGCGATAGTACCGAACTATCCGGAACCGCCAAATATGTCAGCGATGGCAATGGTAACGATTCAGCCCTGGCCTTAAGTACTTCTGCGGTAGGCATCGGCACGGATTCGCCCACTACTACTCTTGAGGTTTCAAAAAACGATGCCGTAACTAATGATTCTTCAAATGCGCTTGAAATAACCCACACAAGTTCGGGTACTACTGCAAACGGCTTTGGCGTTGGTTTAGGTTTCCGAATTGAGAATAGTACCTACGGTGTAATTAATGAGGTCGGAAGAATTGAGGTTGTAGAAACTGACCAACCCGTTTTGAACGATGCTATGGTTTTTTATGTAAAGACCAATAACACAATGACCGAAATGGTGCGTATTATACCAAGTGGTGGCTTAACTTTCAACGGGGACACCGCAGCAGCCAACGCCCTTGATGACTACGAGGAGGGGACTTGGACGCCTACTTATGTTGCACCGGGTGTTACTTTTACTCACGCAACACAATACGGAAGATACACAAAAATAGGTCGCCAAGTAATTGCTCAAATTTATATAAGAGCGACAGCCGGAACCGGTACTACTAGCAACGCGGTAACTATTGACGGTTTACCCTTTGTATCAAATTCAGACGGCTTGGCTCAAAGTGCCGGTACAGTTTGGTATAGTGGTTCATCTAATATCACTCCGTTGAGTATTTCAAATAGTACGGCTTTTTATTTGTGGATAAATAGCACAACGGCCGGTTTAAGTGCTAACGATGTAATAAACGGTGAGTATCTTGTCGGAACACTCATGTACTTTGTTTAAAAAATAACTTTCTAAATTTTACATATCATGGCTTTAAAAGAGCGCACAATTACCGATAAGGTAGAAATTGTAACCGAGTTTAAGCACATCCAAGTGCGTCAAGCGGTAGAGATTTACGACACAATCAGCAACGAGGTAAAGGCCCAGTCTTACCACCGTGCCGTAGCCGTTTGCGGAGATGACGCAGCTGCTGCTGCTTTAGGTGTGGCAGACATTGCTGCTGTTGTTTGGACAGACGAGGTTAAGGCAGCCTATGCTGCAAGCCTCGCAGAGTAAAGTGGACACGGCCCTGGCTTGGAGAGATCCGGCTGGGGCCAAGCTCCAGAAAAAAATTAGGTGATGAAACACAATGAAATGCTCGCAATCAACTGGGTGAGCAACGGACTGGGCTTTCTGACTATCAACATGGATCAGGGCCTTTTTTACTTTAACATGTTGCTGGGCATCACCACAGGCTGTCTTTACCTTTATGACCGCTTCAAAAAGAAAAAATGAAGGAGCGCATCTTAAACAACTGGAAGACCAGCGCAGTGGGAGCTGCCCTGATTGTGGGAGCTCTGATCCTGGTGTGGTTTGAAAAGGCATCCCTCTCTGAGCTGGTGCCTTTCTGGGTGGGAGCCTTTGCCTTATTCTTTGCTAAGGACTGATGAAGCTCACTGAGCACTTTTCTCTGGAGGAGCTGACGCGCACAAGCCGGAACGCTGTGAACCTGCCAGGCATAAAAGAAAAGGAAGCACTCAAGCTCTTAGCTGAAAAGGTCCTGCAACCCGCCAGAGAGATCCTGGGCAGGCCTATCCGTGTAACCTCAGGATACAGATCAGTGGTGACCAATAGGCTGGTGGGAGGATCTAAGACCAGCCAACATCTGAAAGGGGAGGCAGCTGACCTCCAATGTGACAATAACCAGGAGCTTTTTGATCTGATAAAGGATTACCTGGAATTTGATCAGTTAATATATGAGCACACAGGACCAACAGGCCCAGCCTGGATCCATGTGAGCTACAAAAAAGAGGGAAACCGTGGCCAAGTATTACAAGCTATTCAAGTGGGCTCTCGTACCACTTATCTGCCTTACAAGCTGTAAGGCTCCAGAGGCCATCCAGCGCACAGACACCCTGATTGTAACGCAGGAGAGAGTGCTGGTGGACACGCTTGAGATATACAAGGACACCATTCTCTATCAGGACCGCGTCAAGGTCCAACTACAATACCAGGACAGGAAGATCCTGGTCCGGGCAGAGTGCCCTTCCGATACCATCAAGGTGCAGACCGTCAAAAAGGTGTACATGACCAAAGAACTGGAGAGATCCAGGAAATGGATCGGCAGCCTTTTCATTGTGGCATTAGTGCTATTCATCCTTTTACTACTCAAACGATGATCAAACAAGCCCACAGAAACAGTCACATCTATGAGGTGAAGACAAAGATGGAGCTTTTATGCATTTCAGATGTCCACTGGGACAATCCTAAATGTGACCGGAAGACATTGGTCCGACACCTGAACCGCTTTCCAGACGCTAAGATTGCCATAAATGGAGACATGTTCTGCTATATGCAGGGACGCTTTGATCCACGCGGAAGCAAAAAGGACATTCTGCCAGAACACAACAAAGCCAACTATCTGGACGCGGTGATTGAAGACGCGGTACAATGGTGGGGACCATATAAGGACAGGCTGATCCTGATTGGATACGGAAACCATGAGACCAACATCCTGAAACGACTGGAGACAGATCCCCTGCGCAGATTCGTGGACCTCTTTAACTATGTCCACAAGAGCAATGTGCAGCTGGGAGGATACGGAGGCTGGCTGACGGTTCAATTCAGTCCGACTAAGACAGTGAGAAAGAGCTATACCATCCACTACTTCCACGGATCAGGAGGTGGAGGAGCTGTGACAAAGGGAACCATCCAACACCAGAGAAAGATGGCAGATGTGGAAGGAGCGGATTGCATCTGGATGGGCCATGTCCATGAGCTGTACACCATGATCCAGACAAAGGCCACACTGGACCACAACAGGATCCCTGTGTTGAAAGATGTCCTGCACCTCCGCACAGGTGCCTACAAGGAGGAATATCAGGACGGACATGGGGGCTGGCACATAGAAAGAGGAGCTCCTGCCAAGCCTATCGGGTGCATCCATTTGGAGATAGGATGCGTTTCTACCAGTAAACTGTACGCAATTCCCACAATAATCACGAAATAGTGACCAATTTTGGGGATTTTTATGTCTGTGAGTTTTTTATAACTTGGAGGCATGGAAAAAGGAACACTTCACACAGCACTTGAGATCCTGGGATGGATTGCCTGTATGGCGGTCGGCATCTTCATGCTCAAGATCATCAGCTTGGCACTATGACCGCCCTTGAGGAGGCTCAGGCTAAGCTCGCTCTGGCTACTTTAAAGCTGGAGAAATTACATGACGATTATCAGATTGTCAACCCGGAAGCCGTATACTGGCTGCTCCGTATGAAACGCGCCTCCGCGGTAATGAGGGAGGCATCTATGAAACTAATGGAATTAGAGTCCATTGAAATCCCAAGCAAGCTAAATGAAAAATAGCACAATCACATCCGTCCAGGGCAATGGTACCTGGGAAGGGCCTCACGGCCTGCTCTACTCCTATGAGGTGCGCCTCGCTAATGGAGACCACATCCTGCTCAACGCCAAAACGGAAAACGCTTTCCAGATCGGCAGTGAGTTACACTATGAGCTCACAGGTAAAACGGACCGCAATCAGACGCCCTATGCCAAAAAGATCAACCCGCAATTCACCGCTCAAAGATCTGCTCCTGTGGCTCAAGCTGGAGGTGACGATCGTCAGAAAAGCATTGAGGTACAAATGGCTTTTAAGGCTGCCATGGAGTACTGCATTTCAAAGGGTGAGAACATTGGAAACACAGTGGAATATGCAAAGTTCATCTTTGACCAGATCCAGGATGCCAAGCGCAGCTTTTAACGCTTACACGGATGTATTCCTGGAGCTTGAACGCTTGGAGGAAGAGCTCCGCGGTAAGTATGCCATGAGTACACCTGAAGAGAAAGACAAGCTGTGGCACCGCCATGAAGTCATTCTACATTTGAAGGCGTACATCACAAAACGCCTGGATCCATGAATGTAAAGCAGAAAGGGAATAGGTTTGAGCAGCTGATTGCACGGCTACTCAGACCGCTCTTTCCCGATGTAGCCACAGCGCGAGAGCGTGACCGCTGGCTGGACTCTCAGGGAGTGGACCTGGTGAACACCTATCCCTTCCTGATCCAGGCCAAGCATGTGGAGAGAGGACTGGATCCTCACAAGGTGCTGGCGCACATGCCTGAAATAGACGGCCAGTACAATCTGCTTCTATGGAAGAAAAACCGCAAGGGAGTACTTGTGGTGCTTTCCCTGGAGGATGCGACTGAGATAGCATACATGATGAAACGGGAGAAACTCCTCTAAAGTGTAAAGTATATGGCGCACAAAGTGTCAAGTGATCTTGTGAAAGAGATCAGGATGAATGGATGTAACCAAATGAAAGGTGACATGATCCGCTGGCTGGGAGAGCATCCCAATGCTTCAGCCCTGGATCTGGTTAAGCATTTTTGTGGAACGATATGGATGAGTGGAGGCACAGAGGATGGACGATACAAAGAAGGCCAAAACTTTAATCCATGAGAGTGCTGGAACTATTTGCAGGATCCAGGAGCATAGGCAAAGCAGCTGAGGAGCTTGGCTTTGAGGTGTTCAGCTCTGATATCAGTGACTTTGATGGCATTGATTATGTGGTTGACATCTTGGACTTTGACCTCTCACGCTTACCCTGGAAGCCTGACATCATTTGGGCCAGTCCTCCCTGCACATCTTACAGTATTGCGGGAATTAGACACCACAGGGATGGCCAATATCCTAAAAGTGATTTTGCCGTAAAGAGTGATAAAATGATTTTGATGGTGCTGTCTATGATCCAGGATCTGAAGCCATCTTACTATTTTATTGAGAATCCGAGAGGGATGCTGAGAAAAATGCATTTCATGCAGAACTTGCACCGCGACACGGTAACCTACTGCCAGTATGGTGACTTTAGAATGAAGCCAACGGATATATGGCATTTTAGTTCCTGGATTCCAAAGCCAATGTGCAAAAACGGTGATCCATGTCATGAAGCCTCTCCAAGAGGTCAGACAGTGCGCAAACTAAGAGCTCAGGGTGTTGACATTAAAAAAGGAGGCACTGAGAGCTTAAAAAATGATTATGAACGCAGCAAAATCCCGCATGAGTTATGCCTGGAGGTATTAAAATCCTGCGTGAGCAAATAGAATATAATAAGAGCAGAGGCTGGCGAACTGATAACCTGGAGCGTATTGCTCGTGAGTTATGGTTAGTGGTTGAACAGCGCGATCAGGCTGAGGATTTACTTTTTAAGTGTTTTTTGTATCTCCTCAAATCAGAACGCCATGCCTCACATCTTTATTGGATCTCCAAACTGGACCAGGAACAGCTTTATCAGGAGCTGGACGCAGAAGCAGAAATACACCTTTTAAAACATAGATACAACGAATGGAAGCAATCGATGGGATAACAGATCCATGGATGGCAGGGTCTTGGATCCTGGAACAGATGAAGAACGGCTTTTATCACAACGGCCGTTTTTTTGTCTTCAATGGTGAGAAATATGATGAGGTGACCAGTGAGAACCTCCAGCTGCTGATCATGTCCCTGCTCAAAGAGAAATGCACCACAGGGAAGGTCAACATGATTATGGACCGTCTGCGCTTCGCATTGCCCTCACATGAGTACTCAGAGAAATACATTGCCTTTGAAGATGGGTACATTGATCCATACAGGCTCACCTTACAGAGAGAGAAATACATTGAGAAGCACAAAATCTTTCAGCTCATGCCTTTTCAATATGATGTCACAGCACAGCCAGAGAAATGGTTCAGCTTCCTGGATCAGATCTTTGATGGGGATGAGGACCATCAGGAGAAGAAAGACCTGCTCCAAGAGTTTTTTGGGTATTGCTTCATGCGTGATATGAACCTCCAGAAGGCTCTGGTCCTTTATGGAGATGGAGGCAACGGCAAGAGCATTGTCCTGGATGTATTGGCTGAGATGGTGCCCAAGGTATCACGCTTGGAATGGGGAGAGCTATCAGATCAGAGAGGCCTTGAGCGTTTGGCTGACAGCTGGGTGAACATAGCCACAGAGATAAGCTACAAAGAGACGAATGCCACAGTGGGCTTTAAGAAAGCTATTGCTCAGGAGACCATGACAGCGAATCCCAAATACAAGGCACCATTTGACTTCAAGAGCAATGCAAAGTTTGCCTTTGCCACGAATGGACTACCACAGACGGACGATCCCTCCAGTGGAGTGTTTAGGCGTTTAATAGTCCTAAGCTTGAACAACAGCTTTGTGGGAAAAGAGAATTGGACTCTGTTCAATGAGCTTAGGGAGGAGATTCCTGGCATCTTTAACTGGGCCTTAATAGGTGCAATGCGATTGAGGAAGAACAAAACATTTACGCATGTCCCCTCCAATATGCAAGAGCTGGCAGAGTACAGGAGAGCCATCAACAGCCTCCAGAGCTTCTATGATGAGAACCTTGAGATGTACGAAGGGCAGGAGATATCCTTCCAACAGTTCTACCGAGATTACACTTCGTACTGCTTGGAGACATCAAACAGGCCCTATGCACGAAACAAGATAAGACAAGTAGTTAAGCAGTTAGGGCTTAAACTAAAGGTGTACACAGCAGGTGATAATGTGCGCATGGTCAAGGCTTTAGCACCAATCAACTGGTCCAACGATGGTACATTCTAATTAACTACTAACTACTACTCATAAAACATTTACATGTATAGTATTAGCCTCATATATATAGAAAAGTTTTAGAAATAGTAGTTAATTAATTAATTCATGCCCAACTACCTCAAGCATAGACATGCACGCACAAGGGGATACTACCACCAGGAGAAGCTCTACAAGAGCACAGCCTGGCGTAAGTACCGCACAGCCTACCTCAATAGGCAAGGTGGCAAGTGTGAGAGCTGTGGTGATACACCACCTGACCACATGCTGCACCTGGATCACATCAAGCCATTGGCTCAAGGTGGTGAGCCATTCAACACAAAGAACTTGCAAATACTATGCGTGATCTGTCACGGCAAGAAGACAGCAAAGGAGACATGGGGGGGTGGGGTTCCATCTGAAACGCCTGCCCGGTAGATT